ATTGAGGTCGTTCCGCTGCTCGAAAACTCAGAACGCATCATAACGTAATTGCTGCTTGTTATTAAACTTCCGTTGTCATAAATTTGGATTTTAGGAATGTTATTCCCATTCATCTCACAATCCCAAAGCAAAACATAACGGTTATAGCTACCGATACTTGTGAAATCTACTGAAGACACGGAACTACTAACAGTTGTTGTGCTTATTAAGTTCCACGAACCACCGCCACCAGAAGCCGCAGCAAATCCAGCCTCTCCATTAGCGTCTACAGTAAGAACGTGACCTTCGGTTGCTGTACTGCTTTTGACTATAAAGTTTAATGCCGGTACTCTGAATTTAGTAATATTAGTATCACCTAAAGTAATTTCATTATCTACATCTGCTGCACTAGCTGCCGCATCATGACCAATAATTATATTATTATCACCACTCGCTAAATCATTACTACCAGAATTTGCTGAATCGTGACCAATAATTACATTTTTAGAACCAGAACTTAAATCCCTTGCACTACCTCTCCCGATGCAAACGTTTTCTGTTGCAGAAGTGGCATCTTTAGCACACTCATAACCTATAAAATGATTGCTAGAATTTGTAAAATCTTGTCCAGCGAAAGTACCAATAACAACACTATTACTGCCTGTACTGTTTTGACCAGCTTGCTGACCTAGACAAACATTGTAATTACCTTCAGAATCTGCCATAAATCCAGCAATAGTATTACCAGTTTCATTTGTAATCGACTGGCCAGCCCTACGTCCAAGGCAAGTATTTCCAGTTCCGCTACTAATTGTTTTCCCTGCTTCATGTCCAAAAACAGCGTTATCACCAGAGGTTGAACTTGCAGCAGCTAAGGCTTCACTTCCAAAAGCAGTATTTCTATTTTGAGAAGTAATTGCAGTACCAGCGTTGTAACCGAAAAAAGTATTATTAGAACCATTAGTGATACTGTCTCCAGCATTAGTTCCACCTACAGTATTATTGTCAGAGTCAGATACAACACCACCACCACTGCCGCCACCAATTTCTTTTACAGTTCCACTATCATTGACATACAGTTTTTTTGCAGAAGTATCTATAGCAACTTCGCCATTACTTATATCACTTGTTGTAGGTGTGCTAGTACCTCTTTTTAACTTTATGACGTTAGCCATTGCTTTTACCTCCTACGGTTCAAAAAGTTCCCCCGTCTACATCAAATCCAGATGTAGCGCCATCTTCCAAAAATGTAACCAAATCAGAAAAAGCAACTTGCACCATTGTTCCAGCATCGTTAACAACCATGCGATCTGTTGCTGCCAAAGTTGTTGATGTTGCAGAAGTATCGCCATCTGTACAAGTATTTAATTCTGTAGTCGTACTATTTAAACCATTTAATTTGTTTAATTCTGATACTGATGCAGTTAAACTGGTAAGTTTTGTTACTGGTAAAGTACCAGTTATTGAAGTTGCACCTAAATCAAGAGCTAATTCAGAGGATTCAATAACAAGCCCACCGTTTGCTTTAAGATCAGCAGATATAGTATTACCTGATTTCTGTAAACCATTCCCTGCGGTTATATTTCCAGCACCAGAAAATTGTGCAAAAGTTAAATTATTAGTACCTACAACAGCAGATCCTTTGTTAGAAGTACAAACAAAACCATTATCTGCATTAACGCTTCCTTGTTCTACAAAAACAAACGCACCAGCAGCATCCGCACTAGCAGCTAAATCGTCAGCCCTAGTTGGTGCACCAGAAGCATTGACTGTATAAATACCATTTTCGGTTTGAGTATTCTGATCTTTGATAAGTATTCTGTCATTAGTAGACAAAGAAACACCATCAATCGATGATCCATTAGCAAAAGCAGTACTTAACGCACCATTCGTAGTTGTTGCGGCAACCACAGAATCTTTGACATCTAATCCTTGAGAAACACCATCAACATACGACTTACTAGCCGCATCACCATCAGCAGAAGGTGTAGCTAAGTTTGTAATCTTTTGACTATTTAAACTAACAGAACCATCTGGTGCAGTAAATTCATTTAACTTCAATAAATCAGCAGCTACCAATGCTCGAAATGTAGGAGCAGCAGCCGATCCAGTTGTAGGGCCAGCTAGAATTCTATTTGCAGTTCTTGTATCTGTCTTGTTAAAAAATGCACCAGACCCACCAATAGTAATAATTGAACTTGCTTCATTATTACCTGTATCACCAAAACCATAATAGAGTTTGTTATCACTTTCGTTATAAGCTAATTCTGATGGAGCTAAACTTGAAGGCGCACCATCAGCTCCACTAGATGATCTCTTTTTAATTCTTATAGTATTAGCCATGACCTAAAAATTTCCTCCATTAACGAGTGTGAGTTTGGTTGTTGTTGCATCTGCCTTAAATGTAGCAGAACTTGAGTCATAATAAACAACAGATCCATCAACTTTATTAGTTTCATCAACTGTTAATCCGCCCGATGGACCTTGAATACCTTGAATACCTTGAGGCCCTTGGGTTTTTACAGTGACAACCCTAGTTTCACCATTTATAGTGACAGTGTTTTTGTTTTGAGTGATGTTTATGTTGCTCATTAGATAGTTGTATACCCTTCACTTACAAATATATTACCCTCTAAATAATATTCCCGCTTGCCTGCTGAGTTTAAAATTAAAAGATCGTATGCTAATTCATTTGGTGTAAACTGCAAAGTTTGAGTAGATGTCAAACTCATTGTAAATTCACCATTAGTTCTGTTTGTGTAGGCAATACTGAAGTCTGCATACTTGCCTGTCCTTTCTTTGTTCCACACTTGGGCGGCTATTGTTGCCCCAGATAAATCAACAGCATCATCATTAGAATCGGTTATTCTTATTGACTCTGTATGATCTGCTCTTCTTTGAACAGTAAAATCATAAGTTCCAGCAATAATAGCCATTTAACTGTAAGGAGATGAGCCTAGTATATCAGTTTTCCATTGTGATTTTAACTCATCTGTATTACTAGCAGCAGCTATTCCAGAATCAGCAGGGGCATCTCTTAACGCTTGTCTTTTTGCTGCAATATCAGTTGTACTTGTCCCAGCCTCTAACGCCTTTGTGAACTCAACATCAAGTTCTGCAAATTTTGATTCTCTTGCAACACGAATATTATTTTTATGAATTTCTCTGGCTTTTGCCATGTCAACGCCAAATCCCATTGTTTACTCCGTATAAGTCCAAGCGTTTCTAAAACTCCTGTCAGTAGGAATCGCAGATTTATCTACAGTATAAACTGTCTTATTACTAGGACAAGTTTTATCTTTAATTTCATCTAAAGTTAAATCTGTATTATCTGCTGGGATAACAATAGAAATACCACCTTCATCATTTTCATAAATAAATCTTTTGTCTGAATTAGCCATAGAGTTTTCTTTTAGTATATCTTAACTATTATTAATCACCAAAGACAGTGCAATTAAAAATAGTTGGGTCTACACCTATCTGCTGAGTAAGACTGCTACAACAAATTCGACACTCAGCAGTTGTATAACCTCCAGACGTAGTTTGTCTTATCATTTCTCTCGATCCTGTTGCAATTAAATCAGAATTTCCAATCTTTACACTAAGAGCAACCGCATAATTCGCATTAGCCATTGCAGTTGTAAAAGTCACTGTATAATCTCCAGTGCCATTGTCTGTAACTGAACTTACGTTGAATGAATTACGAATTCCGCCATTTCCTATAGTAAAAGGTGATGTTCCAAAAGTTCCATCAAAATTAACCCATGCTTTTGCTATACCCTGTTGAATATTGTCAGTAGTTGAGGCATTACCACCACTTGCATTTTGAATTGTGTTAACTTTAAGTATGGACATAATTAACCTCCAAAAACAACAACGTAAACCATCTCACAATCTGTAGCGGATCTGTTAGCTTGTTGATTTTGTGAACCGCCTCCCAATAATAAAGTTGTGTAAACTTTTACATCAGTAGTGGTTTGTTGATGAATACCACAAACCATACTTGTCATATTTGTATTGTCATTATTAAGAAAATTTTGTGAAACATTCGTTACATAATTAGCATCTGACATCTGATTAGTAAAAGTAACTGTATATCTACCAGTACCATCATCAATCACAGCAGCAACATTAAATGAATCTCTAACTCCACTTTGATTTGATGATGTTAACGTACCTGTACCATCAAAATTCACATATGCTTTTGCTAAACGACCCTTTTCCGTTCCAGAACTATTCTGAAATACTGGTGCGCCTGTACCTAAACTTTTAACAGTATTGACAGATAAAGTACTCATCCTGACACCTCACATACTATTAAATTAGCTGTACTTGTTAAATCAGTACCATTTCCCCTTTGATTTACTTTAGCTGTACCCTGACCAGTTGTAGCAAACTGATAACTATAGGTTATGTCTGATAAGTCTGTTAAAGTTGTTTCGTCTACGTGCTGGTATGAATAGTTAAAAGCACCTGAAATTTCTGCCCCAAAATGTAAAAGACTTGTGCAAGCACCCTGCGTAGCATTTACCCCCTGAGCTATTTTTGAACCATTTCTCATTAAATCTAATAAAATTGCAGTTGCTTGATTATCATGACCTAATGTCATTGATGCCATTATTAAAAATTTACTATTAGTAGATGAAGGTTTAATTGTTACAGTTAAACCATTAATAGCTACAGGAGTAGTAGAAGAAACAGAAGTTGATGCGGTTGTAAAAGCTGGAACGACTTGAATAATGCCACCAAAAGCTCCAGTGGATAAACCACCTGTAGGAACAATACTGTTTACTTTAAGTTGACTCATAAATATATTATATTAAGTTTTAAACTACAGTCCATGTCTGACCAGAATCAACTGTAACTTCTACTCCTGAATTTATAGTAATTGGCCCAAAACTTCCAGCATTTTTACCAGTTGATATTGAATAACTAGCTGTAACTGCTTGATCGTTTTCCCAAAAAACTTGATTATTACTACCAGCAGCACCTTCCGCACCACCAGCTGTCCCCCAACCTAATGCACCACTTTCATCAATAGCAATTAAAGCAAAGCCAGATCCAGCACTAATGGTAGATGCTGTAGTAGGTGCAGTAGAAGGTAAAGTTAAAGTTAAATTGGCAGCAAGACTAGCTGGTGCTTTTATTGCAACATATTCACTACCTGAGTTTTCTAAAAGTCTTAATTCCTTTTGATTTTCTATAGTTAAACTATTTTGATCTGCAAATGCTATTGCGGCTTGACTAGCGGTAAATCCTAATTGATTTGATGCTTTTTTGTATAATCCAGTTCCACTATCACCAAAATGTAAAGCTGGTGCTGTATTTGATCCAGCAGTAGCAGCTAGTACACCAGTAAGAGTTCCCCCTGAAGCTGATAAAAAACCAAAGTTTGTTTGACTTACGTTACCTAGTTCAATAAAATCTGAATTCGCTGCATTTCTTATTTTTAATAAATTACTATCTGTGTTTATATGTAATTGATAAGCTGCAAGATTAGCAGCACCAGAGGGATCACCAGCAGCACTATTAACTGTCCTAAGAGATTCAAATATATCTTTCATTGCTGTTCTTACAGCAAGGCCAGTACCGTTATCAGGTGAAAAATTACTTGAACTTTCTTTTCCAGTAGAATTAACTCTTGCCATTAATTAAGCTCCTTTTCCATATCCTAACGCTTGGAATGTAAATTTCACATCTATAGGTGTATTTGATGAGTTCTTGAATACTATTGTAAACCCTGTCCTTGAAATAGCACTTAACTCGTAAAAAGCACCGCTAGGCATATTTTCTGTTGCTATGGATATTGAGGGAAGAAAAGCAGTAGTTGAACCACCAATGTCACTTGTTCCTGTAAAAAATGGATTACCAAATACAACTGCAAGACCACTTGATGAAGTTCCTGACTGTAAAGGTGTTGAAATAATATTTCCACCTGATTGGTAAGTAATTTCTTCTCTTAATGGCAAGAAGGCATCAAAACCTAATTCTGTAAATTTTATATTTTCATTTACATCTACAGAAATTAAATCGCTCTTAAATTTGAAAGCTCTTGCACTAAATACTCCATTAAACAAATTTTGTTCTGTTGTAAAACTTGAATTATCTTGAGATGTTTGTACTTGTAATTTACTTTTCAAACGATTACTACCAGCACCGTCAAAATTATCTCTTGCATCTAAATCAGGAATAGAATCAAACTGATCTGATATATTAAATCCTTCACTAATTACGTGTCTTTTTAATCTTATATTTTTATAAACAGCCTCAAAATCTAAAATAGATGCAAATTCATAAGTACCAGTTAATGATGTTGCGGGGTTTGCTAATTGTAAAGCACCTGAGACAACAGATACATGACCGCTTGGTTTATTACCACTAAAAGTTGGATTTTCTCTAAAATCAAGTCCACTCGCATTTTTTAATTGCAATTCATTTCCCATTTCTGGTAGTGCCAATTCAACTTTTGCCTCTGTTACTGAAAATCTACCACCTAAATCACGAAATTTTAAAGAATAAGTCCCTGATAAAGCTGGCAAAATTGCTTCATTAGTTGAACCATTTATATTTTCATTTAATGGAGTCGAATTTGCAAATGTAGCTGATGATAACGTATTAGGAGTATGTCTTATTTCACAAGCCCCACCAAATTCAACGTCAAGGCTTGTTGTTTTTGTCCATGTTAATTTTACTTGTGAGTTATTTAATGGCTCTATCTGTAAACCTGTAGGATTTTCAGGAACAGCAGTAAGACCTACAGTATTGACAGTTGTTTCAGTAGGACTTGCACTTCGTTCACCGTCTGAATTTATTGTATAAATTTGAATAAAATATGAACCAGCTTCAGAAGGTAATATTTCTACCTCTGACTCTTGTGTATTTATAACAACTGGGTTCTCATCATCTTTTATGTATATAAGTTGATAACCAGATGCACCCTCTACAGATTGCCAGTCAATAAAAAGCTTTGGGACAGGTCTATTGTTATTTAAAACAATTATTTCTTGAATTGCTTTTGTTCCATCAGACCCATCTATTATTTGAGGTGATGGCAAAACGCTTGTGATGATATTTATATTTTTTACTGGTAGTTGCTCTCCATCTTCAACTGCTGCATATTTGCCCTCATTAAAATTAATAGCAGTAATTGTATACGTTTTATTTGCATTTTCTTTTATATTTACAACTCTAAATGCTTGAACATCAATTTCACCAGATTCTAAAATAAAAGGGCTATTTAAAACAGGAGCAGATGTAAAATTTCCTGATACTTTTACTACATTACCTGTAACATAATCATCTATTGTTTTTGTTTCGACAGTTCCATCCGCCAACATACAGCTTATTTTTGGATCGTCACTTATATTTGGTAAATTTGTTGCACTGGCATCATCTAAAGTTATTAGATCTATATTTGAGTTACCCTGACTAGAGCTTACTTGTTTAACAAGGCCACCTCGTCTGGTTGAAGATTTTACTCTGTCTGCAATGCCAATAATATGCCCAATCCTTACAACAGAGCCAGCAGCTATATTTGTGTCAAAAACAACAGTCTCAGTTTGATTTTGTTGTGTTTGTAAAAACCATTTCGCAACCCTTTGTGCTTGACCTCTTGAAGTAGTACCAAAAGTATTTATTGTCTTTGTCTGTGTTCCGTATTTTGCTTTAGCAGTGCTATCTTCTACAGTTACATAATCTATTTCTTGAGTACTTAAATCAAAATAAGAAACATTAATTACATTAAATCTAGTTTTTACAGATGAACCAGCATAAACAAAATTTCCATCAATGACGTTTGCATTATTAAAAACATAATCAAAAGATAAGGCACTTGGGTTGGCATGATCTTTTGGTGCGTCTTGAGCAATTTTTATTTCGCCTTCTTCATAGTAAGGTATTGCTCTCATTACAGAACAAATATCCTTTATTAATGCCATTGCATCACGCCTATTATTAATATTTACATTTATTGAAAAGCGTGGTTCTTGTCCGCCATTACCGTCATCAACTAAAGCAGAACAATAGGTACTGACACTATAAAAAGTGTATGGATCTAATTCAGATTCAGGAATATCGCAACCATACTGTTGATTATCTGTAATGTTATTATTACTATCTCTTGTAATTCTATCTTCTTGTGTAACAAGTAGATCATATAAAACCCAAGCGGGGTCACTTGTCCAAGCCTTATCTGTTTTAAAAGTACCATTAAAAGTTCCGCTGTAAGTTAATCTGCCAGTTGCTAACTCTACTGTTGCATTATGTGGTATCTTGACAAGTTTTCCTCTAACCCTAAAAAATCTAGCTGGCGTATTTTGGAATAATTCAGAGCTAAATCTTAATGCTGTATATGCAATGTTTGGGTAGTTATTTGGCTCTCGTATAATTGCTCTTATTTCTGCTAAACGCATTTTGTTGAATATATTTTGACCACCGACATCATTTGTTCTTTCAACACTGACTACTATTGGAAAAAACGATCCAGATTCGCCTGAAGTGTTTGTGTTATATCCAGTTAATACTCTTAAATCAATACCATAATCTCTGTTGTAAGGATTAAAACTTTTTCCTACTACCTGATCTTCAATAACTGTAATTGCTGATCCATTATTTGGGTTAAGTTTTATAAGTACGTTGACAAATGTTGAATTTCTATTACCAGTAGATTCATCTAAGGCAAAAAACTGGTCAAATTTTACTTTAAGTTGTACTGTATCTACCCGAACATCACTTATTGTTCCTGATCTTGCTGTTGGCGAACCTCCAACTGGAAAACTACATTCTTGCCCCTTATCACCTGTAATTACTTCAAAACTTTGTTGTTCAGCAGCAAAAAGAACTGTGTTATTTGCAGTGCCATCTTGAAAATCAAATTTTAAACGATCATTAGGATAATTAAATTCAGAGGGATCTGGGTTTGTATTATCAGCATCAGCCTGTAAAACAGCAGTTTTATTTAAAAATAAATCCTTAAGAAATGCATTTTTGTATGCAGTACTCGTTTTATCAGTAATCCCAGCTTTGCTTGCTGTTGCACTTCCCTCAATTTGACCTTCTCCAAGAACATCAACAACAGTACCAAAGTCTATGGATTTTAATTTATCTTTTCCTAATAAAGCATCAACTATTGCTGTTGCTCTAGGTAGTGAACCAAACATAATTTAAACACTATTGACAACTTGGAAAGTATCAACTGAAGCACTAACGACAGTACTTCCAATAAGAGTTTCTCCATATATTATGTTAATTGGAACTCCTTGTTTTGTATTATTTAATAAGCCAGTAAAGACATAGCTTGGGTCTTGTGGATCTTCTTGTCTTGATATTTGAGGAGGTTTTGGGTTTGGTGTTATTAAATCAGTAACACCTTGAATTAAAAAAGACGTACCAACTGTTGTTAAAATTGTGCCAAGTGTAGTTCCTAAAATAATTTTACCAGCTATTGCTGGTATTGCAGCAGCACCAAATGCAGCACCCGCCAAAATGAATGGTACTATTTCGCCATGAACAACAGGTACAATTTTTATATCACTCTCAGTTTGCATATCAAGTAATTCTTCACTAATTCTTAAATCACCAGCCATTACACAATATTCTTGATCTTTCATGTGTTCTCTGACTCCTTTAAAATTATGAATTAAAAAACTAAAAGCGTCTTTTGCACTTCTAGCTTTGATCTCAAAACTAGACTGCCCCACAAATTTTCTTAATCTTCCATAAATAGTTAGTTTAATCATTTATTTCAGATGGGTATACAACAATAATAGACTCTGATTTAGGTTCAACAAGATAAAAAGGTAAATCTAAATACTTACAGGCCATTCTATCAGTATGACTAAAAGCTAATTCACCATCAGGGTGGCTGTGTACGATACCAAGAACCTCACCTTGATCTTCACCTCTTGCATAATCTAAAGGGTCTATAACAAATGACTTTTCTTTATATACACCAGATATGTTTTTACATTTCCAATATGTTTCGGTACCACCAACATCAATAACAAGTCCACAACATTCCTCTGGATACGCCTCTGTGGCATGGTTAAAAGCATCAGTAGCCCAATTGTATTCAGACATCAAATAAACGTACCAGCGGCGGGAAATAACTCTCTTGTAACGGTTCTTTGAGGGATCAACCTATTTTCTAAATCATGTGCGGCAGTAAGTTCAAACTGTACAATTTGTCTACTTTCAATAGCTTTTCTATCAATAACAAATATCTCATCACGTAATCTATCTGCACTAGGAGTTCCAAATGGATTTGAGCCAGAGGAAAAATTAGCATTATCTAAAGCAGATGCAAGTGGCATTTTTCTTGTAAGTTTTGCATCAATTAAATCATTATGTGGCGTAACTTTATTTACTATCGCCAGAAAATCACTCATTGTTCTCAAAACACCAGTTGCTGGATTTTGTACAATTCCTCCAAGATTAGAAAAACTTATTGTTGGCCTTGGTAATACTCCTGTACTATTTTTTTCAAAACCTTGGGTCTGTACTGCTACCCTTTGATACGAATTTGATTGGAATATTACTTCACCAAAAGAATTTAAATTTGCACCAGCATGGAATCTATAAACAGTAGGTAAGTTTTGTGGATTACCTGTAGCAATATGTACCCCAACAATAAGCTCTAACTCAAATAGCTCAATAATATGACTAGGGTTAATTTTATTTAGTTCAGCAAAAGGTATAGCCATTACGCTTCAAATACCTCCCTAAAAACACAACTTAATCTTACTCTATTGAGAAATGGTATTGATCTTGGGAAAGAAGTGCAGACAAACTTTCTTGTACTTGATTCACTTGGCAATGTGTAATCAAAAGATGCACCATCATCTACTCTTGCATTTAAAAAGTTTATAGCTGTAGTCGCATCAGTTTGCGAAAGTTCAAAAACTAAATTGACAGATAAAGGATTTTGGTTTAATCCTTCAGTTAAGCGTTGTTCAAAACCGTCACCAAAACTTAGAACATTTACATTTGGTCTTGCATTAATCCTTGTATTGTATACAGGGTTTGCGATTGGAAAAGTTGCCATTAATTTAATAAACCTCCAGATCGTTTTTGATTTATTATCTCAGCTTGTATTGCTGCTGCAAGCTGTTCTCCAAACTGATTAGCATTTGCATCATCACCTTGAACAGCAGTTCCAGAGGCATCAACATTAACAACAATATTATTTACCACACCGCCCATTGCATTATTTGGAATTATCGTACCTGATCTTGAGGGAACAAACATTTCTGGGCCTTTCTCACCAACTAAAAAACTACCGCCAGCGGATACAGGCCCACCATTTGCCCTATGTCCTCTAAAAGCTGGATTTGATGGCATGAAGCCGACTTTTCCAATATTTGTCCCTGCTGCGGTTGTTAAAGATTTACCTCCTGTTACTTTGAAACCTCCACCACCAAGACCACCCGCAAAAACATTACCAAGAACATTACCTAAAAAGTTACCAAGACCAGAGACTGCTTGCTGCATAGCAACCTCAATAAGCTTTCTCTTAAGATCATTTAATACACTTATGGCGGCCTCACCTAAAGTCTTTGTCCCCATTGCAGCGTCTGTGAGATTTTGAACAACTCCGTCCTCAATACTTTTTCCTATTTCCATAAATTTTTCTTTTAATTTTTCTGTTTCTTCCTGTTGTTTTTTTATTAATTCTGCTGATTTTTTCTTTTCTTCATTTTGTTTTTTTTGCTCTTCTGTTATTTGTTTCTCTGTTTCTAATGTTTCAAATCTTGTTTGTAAAGCTTCTAAATCTGCCTGAGCTTCCTCTAACTTTCTTTCTGCCCCTCTTTGAGCATTACCTCTTGCTTTTTCTTCTTCTTCCTTTAATTTTTTTACTAATTCTTTTTGTTTTTCAAGGGCTTTTGTAACTTCTTCTTCTCCTCCTTGCGTAATTAAATCTTGAAATGCTTTTGCCTCTCCTCTTGCTTTAAAAAATGCAGTTGCAAGTCCTCCAAGAGCTATAACTAAAAGACCAATACCAGTTCCAGCCAAAGCAATTTTTAAACCCATCAAAGACGAAGTAAGTGCAATTACTTTTAAATTTACCGCAGCTATAGCGGCACCAGCTAAAGGCAGTGCTAATGAAACAGCTTTTGCCGCTAAAGCAATTCCACCAATTAATAGTGATGCCTTGCCAGCGTCAGATTCTATAAAATTAGTTGTTGCCTCAACAAATCTTGTAAGTTGTTTTGTGCCTTCTAAAACTGCTGGCTTAAGTAAATCACCAAAAGCTCTTGATAAATTTTCTGTCTCATTACTAAGGTTTTTAAATACTTGAGTAGGATCATTTGCAAGTAATTGTTTTAAAAATCCGCTTCCTTCATTTCCTATTCTTCCCAAAGCCCTTAAAACAACATCACTTGTCAATTTGCCATCAGCAGCTAGTTTTTTCAATTCTCCTATGGTCACACCAAGTTCTTCTGCTATAGGTGCAAGAACAGTTGGCACTTGTTCTGAAACACTCCTAAATTCATCACCAGCTAACCTTCCTGAGCCAAGAGCCTGTGCTAGTTGTCTAAATGCGTTTGATGATTCTACGGCTGAAGCACCAGCTAATTTTGCTGCTGTATTAAATCCAAAAAATACAGTTTTTATATCTTCAACACTTGTTCCAAGTGGGGCTAATCTTGCTGTAATATCTGTTACTCCTTCCAAAGCTTCAGTTGCACTAAGACCAAAAGCTTTCTGTGCATCTGCCGCAATTTTTTGGGATTTGGCAAAATCTGAACTGCTTTTAGTTAACAATTTAAGTCTTACGTTTAACTTTTCAAAACTTGTAGATGTCTTAACTGCGTTTCTTGCCAATAAGGTTATACCAGTTGCAGCAATCGCAGTTCTTAAGCCATTAAATGAGTTTTGTAATTTATTTGTTTGATTTTGTACACCATTTAAAGCCCTAGTCGCACCGCTGGCATCAACTCTTAATCTAACGACTGCTTCTGCCACAAATACAAAAAACTCTTTTCTCTATATTACCTTGAATTGTGTTTTTGTCGTTGCAATGCTTTTTTTTCGTCCTCAGTCTTAACCTCATAGTAAGCAGCCCAGTAGATAAGTTCTGCCTGAGTCAAACCTTTTCTTAATTCTTCTAATGTTTTACCTAATTCCGCTGCGAGGAATAGTTCAAATCTAAGCCAACTATCCTCTTTTAATCTTTTTTTGCTGTTTCAATGTCGAGCTTAATGTCATGTAAGAATAATTCAAGATCATTTAATACTTTTTCTGGTAAAAGTCTTTGAAGTCTTGGAGCATCTGACATATCAAAAGCTGGTGTTCCATCTTCTTTTTCTGCCATTTGACAAAGAAGTTGAGTAGATACTGTCAATGCCTCATCAGTGCCAGCTAACTGCTGTGCTTTTACACGATCAAATCTTGTAATAGGTCTAAAGTATAAAGTTGCTGTGACCTTACCTTTTGAATCTTTGAGGTCATATTTGCGTCTTACAGTCATTTCATCTTGGAAAGCTCCAAGAATTACGTCTGCGGTTCTTTCAGTTGCCATAAATAAATGCGAAGAATTTTACTTTTTAGATTGCTGATGTGATTGTGCCTGATGGCTTAAATGTAATATTGATTGTGCTGACATCACCTATAGCTGAACCCTGCTCAAAGTTTGTTATAAGGCCGCTAAAGCTGATCTTTTTACTTCCGCTTGCACTATCAGGAAAAAGCTCAAATGATGCTGTTGCTGGGTCGCCTGTGGTCAAGATGCCATCCATAAATGTTGCAGTCTCCCCAGAGGCAGCGTTGTCATATTGAAGAACAGCAGATCCCTCACCTTCAATT